TCATTCAAACGCCAATTCAGGAAGTAAGTCAAATGGGAGATACTTGAAAGATTGAGGTGCTGACACCTTTTCTTTCATATCATCCAATTTGAAAGGATTATTATACTTCTTTACATTACCAATCTTGATTGCATGAGCTTCAGATCTACCGCTAAAGTATTCGTCAAAGAACTCTTTATTGATACCGGACTTGGTTTGTGTTTTTTTCCAAATCACTTGGGGTGTATCCGTTAGTATCTTGTCGATAGAAAACTCACCAACTACTTTACCCTCGGGTAGTGTAGAGTAGATTATGACTTTCTCTACATCGCTACGTCTAAAAATCGCCTTTCGATATTCAAACTTCTTCTCTCCGGCAAAAATTCTTTCGACGAATTCGGGCTTAATTGATAATAAAACTTGCATCTACCTCACCTAAATCGAGCATGTGTTTAAACTGCTGATCTGTTAATTTCATTACGCCCCAATAAGAGCCTGGTCCATCACTTAGTCCAACTTCATCAATGAGTCGACCGCGGATGACTCGTTTAGTCATTGCGGTATTATACGTGAATCGAATGATGTGAGGATAGCGTTTTGACCTATAGAATCGAGTCAATTCATCAACACTGAACACTGAATAGGAACCGGCGTACTGAAGGAATGAAGCTAATGTACTGAATTCGCCTATATTTCTATATTCTTCTACGACACAAACAGAGGTAATTACGGAACGGTATCTTGCCGCCCCCGGACGGTCACTTGTACGATAAGTAACAATAATATCTCCTGGTCTAAAGTTTGCCGTTCCTTCCATCGCGCACAAGTAAATTTTGTGGATACTATTTGTATGAGAAACATCTTGAATTAAGTCATGTGACTCGTTGTTTAGGATAGAGTCTGGCAACATGCGTGTGTGATAGTCAGGATAAATCGACATTAGATACTTGTTATTACCCCGAGTTTCAAATTTTGGATAGTCGCGGATAATTTCACCAGTAACGGTGGCCATATCGCGGAAAAGGACATTTTCAATCCCGTTAGGCGTCTGTTTCTTGGCAATGATATCGAAACCATATCTCTGCAATAGAGTAATCAGATATTCATGCTTATCGAAGATCGTCACGTAAATATCATCGACCTTGTATTCAATAGCATGATCAAAGACTTTTTTGATGAAACGTTCACCACGCCGAGTACCTGCTGAATCGAACTTGAAAGTCCCTATCTTTAGGTGTGTAGCATCACGTAGCGGAGGGTTAGTGTCGGTAACTATTCCCTTTTCAATCTTTAAGTACATGAAACCTTCGATTGATTGCTGTTGGTTGTAAAGTACATAAGCACTTTCACCCTCGTTAGCTTTCTTAGCAAACCAAGTAGAAAACTCTCCGTAGTCAGCTTTTAGTGTAGAGAAAAACGGGTCGTTAAGATTAATTTGTGAGAATTTCTGATAAAAAAGATTTTCCATTGTTAACACCTTGACTGTTAAATTGGATATTGTTTAACCATGCGAATAGACAAAATTTATCGTATGATAATCTATATTTGCACTGCAACCATGTCCATATTTTTGTTTATGTCAGCGTACAATGCGTGATTAACGTTGAAGTTCAGTGGAATTTACCCCCGTAATACAGATTCGGGGGTTTGACCTCCCGCCGCACGTCGCGCAATCGTCCTAGCCCGTCCTCACTTGCTCCGCGCGTCCGTCGGAGAGAACCCAGAAAAGAAGAATAAGCATTGCTCGACACTCGCAAAGCTTTGATGTTGTGAGTATGCAGCGTTCCAGTAGGTTAACGCGCCTTTGGTGTGGATAGTCTCTGCGAGGCTGGTCTAGCAGGAAGGAGGGCGGCAGCATCCAAGTGGCTTTGGGCTGCTAACCGCGCCGATTAAGTGATGGGGTTAGGTTTTGCTAAGGTGGGCGGCTTGGTGCCTCGTCGTCGCTCCGCAACTCCTTATCCCTGCGGGGCTGGCACCTTGCCTTTAATTGAAGTAGTCGACCAGTTTACCTAGGAGGTATCTGGAAAGGTCATACACGAGCACCACTATGACTGCATTCACTATCGAGAGATGATCAAACAACTCGATGATTTCAACGAGCTGTCCATGCGTTACGTATTCATTCATTAGGTTTCGTCTCCACTAAACAAACCGCCAACGGGTTTGAGTTCAATATCTTGCTCTTGCCGTTGTGCATATTGCTCATACGGCGAACACGTGACATAGAAATTGGATGCGCCGTGGGACAGCTGGACGAGGCAATCGTCCAGATATTCCATCTTGACGCCCAACTTGTTTAGGAATCCGTCATCGAGGTAAGTCACACCGCGCGGTGTGACAACCTCAAAATGCACGTTGACGTGTATCGAGGTGGCTTTGTGCCAACGTTCCACCGCAGAGACATAGATACTCTCTGAGTTCGCCAGTGGGAACCAAGTCGGAACAGTGCCTACGTCATGATAAGACTCATTCCCGCAACCAGAACCCGTACAGCCAGAACCACTAGAACCCATGACAGAACCAGGCGAACCACTTTGACCAGGACGTGCTTGACCTTGCGAAGTCGAAACGCCACTTTGCTGCGAAGTTTGATGAAGCTGCGTTCCTTCCGCAGTTGTCGTCTCAGAATCAGAAACCATACCAATAAGCGCATAAACTAAGTACCCAAATGAAAGCACGACCAGTGCCATAGCTGCTAAGAATTTCGGATTAAGAAAGATGTTCTTTCCAAGTCCCGATTTGGTGATTTGCCCCGTGACGGTCGAGGCGTAGAGTAGGTGGACATCAAGCGGCACCTTGAGGTTATAAACCACATCGTCTTTGCTTGGTTTGGTGACCGTTCGAGTCGGGTCATGTTCCAAGATGCGCGGTTTGCGGTTGGAAAAGAAGATCCCATCTTTACCCTTATGTTGCTTGGCCAACTCCGCAACACCTTTTAACTCTTTCGGGATTTGAGCAAAGTCAGGCGTGAGCAACACAATGTCCCAGTTGTAGTGCCGGTGCTCCATAAAGGCGTTGTTAAAGTTCTCCGGATAGATGATGCGTCCTTGCTCATCAAAACGTGTACGTTGGCAATCGTCTATCTCGCCATTGTCCAAACTGGACGTATCAATCGTTAGCCAACGAGAGTGAAACAGCTCAGAGAATCCTTCCGGCAAGTGAGGCTCAAAGTCAGTGAAAGGGCGCTTGTGTATGTTCGCCATTTTGAAACCTGCATTGACCGAGAAGATTTGCTGACACTCATCAATGAGGATGAACGCGCCAATAGGAGCCCAACAGAAGAAGTATTTCCAAAGCTCGAAGCCTTCAGGGTTGCGAGAGCTAATGCGAATGAGCCGAGCCGTATCAGGGAACTTCTCACCAAGGCGTTGTTCAATCACTTCAAGTGGCTGCATGCCATGAATATTCGTAATGCAAATTCGACCTTCACGCAGTGCAGGCAGTAAGTCAAACCACACGGCGCAAGCCGATTTGTAAGAGCCACCGTGACCGTATCGAAATGAAGTAGCCATTCAATCACCAGTTAAAGAAGCGCATAACTAAAGACGTAGCGAACGCATCAAAGATGACACGTAGCCCAGAGGTGACGCCGTATTCGGTCAAGATATAACGGACGTCAGAGGGAAGCGCATTAAAGCGGTCTTCGACAAGCGTATAGACGCCATATTCTTCGAGCAGCAGCTGCGCAATCTTGAGTGCGATTTGTATCGAGGCAATCTTGATATCGAGCCATACCGAGATAAGCCACATCGCGCCGTATTCAAACGCGTTCTTTATCCATTCAATCGCCACATCAAAGAAGTCGAGAAAGGTTTGCCCAATGTTGGCAATAAACTCTAATGCCGAGTAGATGTATTCCATGTTATTTACTCCGATTACCAAACAGAACCCAAAGGGCGATTAAGGCACAAATGAACAGCACGACAGGGCGCACGTAGCCCGATACCGCATCAAAACGCTGTAGTCCTGATTCAACGGTTGCGCCTTTGATGTTAAAAGACTTGTCGCTTAATGTGCCGTTGTTGAAGTTGGTGCCGATAGTGATTAAGCCTTTGATGTCGTCCACATAGCCTTGGATGGATTCGGCTTTTTCATCTATCGTGGTTTGCAGGTTGGCAAAGTCTTCTGCCGTGAAGATTTCGCCAGTGATAGCGGTGCCCGTAGGTGTACCAAACTCTGAGCCAGTCAATAGACCCTCAATCGCATTTAAGCTGCTATCGAGTTCGCCCACAGAATCACCAAGCCCTTTTAAATCGTCACGAATACCAATAGTGGCGTTGGTATTGTTGTTCACCGCCGTAGTGATATCGCCGTTGGCCTGTTGGATGAGTGCCTTGGTGTTGTTATAAATTTTGTTGTCATTGATTTGCTGCTCTTGAATGGCTTGGGTGTTATCGACCAAAGAGCCTTTCACATCAATAACCGCGTTGGTGATATCAGCGTGTGACTGGTTGATATCGACGTTAAGATCATGAATGCCTTTGTTCACATCCACGTTAAGCCCTTTAATAGCAGAAAGGACTGCCGTGTCTGTCGATTCATCCGTGTCAGGGTCTTCTACGTCCGGTTTATCATCAACGACACCGGGATTGACCGTGTTGGTTGAATCATCGGGTAGGACACTTGGGTCTTCAATCTCGCCTGTTGGGTCGTCAGGGTCATGGGTTGGGTCTTCTGGCGTATCCGGTGGAATGATTGGCTCGTCTGGCCCATTCACGCCCCAGAAAAGTGTGCCACCTTCACACTGACGTCCAGTGTAAGCAAAGCGCAGAGAGCATTGAGAGTCGGGCGTGTACTGTCCATCAGGAACGCCAGTACAAATAATGGTGGATTCGTTTTTGGTCATTTCGCATCGAGTGGCACCGTAGTCACCGTAACACGCGCCCGTCACCAGTTCGCCGTAGACAGCAGGGTGCCAATACAATTTCACCGTATCGCCAATGGACTGTTTGAACTGACAAGCATCCATGCATGAGCCATCAGGATTGGTGCCAAATTCACAGTTCGATTCGCACATGTTTTCTCGGTTAAGTTCGGTGCCAGCAGGACACTGAAACCCATACCAACCATTAAACCTAACCGTTTGACCGGGATAATCTCCGCCTGAAACATTACAAATGGAACCACCACCATACTTGTTCACTTGCAAAAAGCACGTCGTGGTTTTGTAGTTCTTATATGGAACGCTGCGATTCTCAAGACAAGAAAGCACGCTAGCAATGTTGTAGCTTTTCCCGTTCTCAGCACAATCAAAAATGCCACCTACATCCCTTGCGGTACCCGTTGTGGGAAATTGAGTCGCAGAAGCTTGGCTATAAAAAGACAGAAAGATTAACGGAAGAAAAAGCAGTAGTTTTTTCATAAAGAAGCCAATAAAAAAGGGAGCCGAAGCCCCCTTGATTAACTGATTAGTGAGTATTGATGCCACTCACAAAGCCGTGGAGAAATGCCCCCGCAAAGGCAACACCTAGAATGATAGCGAGAACATCTCCAAGTAAATTACCAGATAAAGGAGGCATGGAGGCGAACCGTTAGCGACGCAAGAAGCCAACAACCATAGTCACACCAAAGCCCAGTGCAGCCATACCAATTAGACCCGCCACAACCAGTGATACGTTAGCTTGACCACCGGATACCGCAGAGTTGATTGCGCCCGTGATATCGACTTCAGCGAAGGCCGGAGAGACAGACGCGACCATAAGAGCAGCGCCAGCTGCGGTTTTTTTGTTTACGACTGCGTGTTTTACGTTAGTTACAACAAGTTCTAGTTTTTTCATAAGATTTACCTTTTACTCATAAGGCGAACAACACGACCCACCCAGTGACCAACGACCATGTTGATCAAGAGCACGCCACTGACATACAGGAACAAGTCACCGTTGAAGAGGACTGGTTCCTTATATTCTTGGTAGTCCACCGCCGAAATCAGCACGTATTCTTGGCAATCCGCAACAGGCGTTTTCGTTGCTTTCAAATTGCCATACTGGTTAACGACGGTGACGCATACAGACATTTTTTTAGCCTTGAACGGGTTTCATTGAAGCCTCGAAGTGCTTCTTAATTTCTTGGTCGACTGGAATAAGCTCAGTCACGATAGCGCCCGCCAATGGGTCTTCTGGATTAATCTCCAAGCGCAATTGGTATTCGCGGCGAGGAACAAGAGCACCAGTGCGCTCAAGAAGCAGGGCATATTCATGGTCAATCATCAACGGTTGATCCCATTGGGGATTCACATCACCGGATTCACCGATAGTGCGGCGTTTGAATTTCTCCGAGTTGATTTCACGTAGAGGACGTGACACGTTCAGTTGAGCACTGTCACCACGTGCTGAGTTCCAAGTGATATCCATGCCAAGTACAAAAACGGATTTAGCCATTTGTTAAGTCTCCAATATGTGAGTCACCAACTTGCCGTAGGTATCGGGGAAGGTGAATTTAGTTCCATCACGGACAAGGGAACCGACCACGGTTTCAATGTCGCCCTCATGGAATTCGATTAAAGAGTTCAGAATTTTCCCGTACTGGCGGCGCATCCAGTGCGCAGAGGCCAACAGGTCTAACGCCGCGCGTTTAGTCGGGACAGGTTTGGTATTGAATTTCTTTGCAGTAGAAATTGACGCAGCAAAATCATTGAGCGCGGCATACGCGCCAGCTGGATTCAGCAACACATCAACATTCCATTTTTTAAGCTCAACTTCGGAGCGGTACCAGACAAGACCCGTGTTCGCGAGCTTCTGCTCAAGTGCCTTGTTGTAGATACGCCAATAAATGCGCGAGGTACGCGAACCAATCGAGTATTGCTCTTTGGTGTAAATCGGTTTGCCATCTTTGCCGATGCTGGCAATGGTCATATCTTCATGAAGCACCGGACCACGACCACGTTCGGCCGTTCTGAAACAGTCGTCACGCCACGCCTTGTAAGCGTATTCGCAATCGAAAATCCCGTCGTAATCGTCATAGGCCAAGTCAACACGCGCCAAAGTTTGCACACCAAGCACATTGGTCAGCCAGTCATGTAGCGACCACGTAGGACGACGGGCAAATACATGTTTGCATCCCGTTCCGTTGATTTGGAAATGCACCGTGTCATTGTTACCGCCGATACCAACGAAGCCGCAGAAGTCCTCACCATCTGGCGAAGTCAGTTTCATGGATTCGGTGTAGAACTGGAAACCCAAACCGCGAGGTGCTGACAGCGACAAACCAAGCACTTGGTTGGTGAAGATGCGCAAGCAGTCTTCCAAGTAATTGCGATAACAGATATCAAATGCTTTGTTGTACGCATCAATCTCGTCGGAAGTCTGAGCGACCGTCGGATTAAACACAGGTGGAGCAGGGAACTTAGGCGCACGACAGTGACGCTGTAACAGTCCAGATTTGGCAAAGCCTTTGTATTCCTCATGCTTGTGCAATCGACGAACCGCATCATGACAATGACGTAAGTCTTTCACAGCAAACGTAAAACACAGGTAGTCGATATGAACGCTTTGCTCATCGAAACTTTTAAGGATGTTAGTTGCAGTAGTCATCGAACACCCCCAAAGTGATACGTTGTTCAACAGTCGTGTTGGTGATGGACACCAACTCATAAGAAGTGAACTGAGAGGAAGCCCAAGACTCAAGATGAGACATGGATTTAAGCAAATCCCATTCGTCGCAACCTTTGACCAACACAGACACCGTGTAGTCAGGTAGCAAGTCGTAATAGATGATTTGAGCTTCATTCAT